GACCAATGGAACGCTTTGGGCTTGGGGAAACGGAGCAGATGGAGCAATTGGAAACGGTGGTACTGAAAACCAGTTTTCTCCCATTCAGATTGGGTCGCTTTCTAATTGGTCACAAGTTAGCGGATCTCAGTCAAATTTAGCCTTTGCGATTAAGACAGACGGAACTTTATGGGCTTGGGGTAATGGATCTGCTGGAGCACTAGGAGATGGAACAACGGTGTCTAAATCTTCCCCAATTCAAATTGGCGCTTTGACTGATTGGTCAAAAGTTTCTGGCGGTCTTGCCTGCGCCCTAGCAATCAAGACAAACAATACGCTTTGGGCTTGGGGGTTAAATTCTGATGGCGTGCTTGGAGATGGAACCATCAGTAATAAAAGTTCACCAATCCAAGTAGGCGCACTATCTAACTGGTCACAAGTTAGCTGCGGCAATACGCACGTTTTGGCAGTAAAAACTGACGGAACGTTGTGGGCTTGGGGTAATGGTTTTAACGGAAAATTAGGAACCGGAGATCCATTTAATAGATCTTCTCCGGTTCAAGTTGGCGCATTGTCCAATTGGTCACAGGTTCAAGCTGCAATTGGGTTTTCAGTTGCCATAAAAACAGATGGGTCGATCTGGAGCTGGGGCTTAAATTCCAGCGGACAACTTGGGCTTGGCGACACAACAAATAGAAGCAGTCCGGTTCAAATTGGAGCACTTTTGACGTGGTCAAAACTCGGCGCTTATGGGACTGGCTGCGCTGCAATAAAAACAGACGGCACTTTGTGGAGTTGGGGAAGTGGAAGTTCTTTTTTGGGTGGAGTAGTTTTGGATAGCAGAAGTTCGCCAGTTCAAGTTGGATCAAGCTCAAATTGGTCCTCCGTCCATGCGGGTGATAATTGGTGGGTTGCTAAAACAACCTCAAACACTTTGTATTCATGGGGCAATGGCGCGACTTACGGTAATTTAGGGCAAGGAAGTAAAAACTTGTCATCGCCAGTACAAGTTGGAGTTAGTGATTGGAGTTCGGTTTCAAATGGAATAGCCTTTACTGTTGGTATTAAGTACGACAACACATTGTGGTCTTGGGGTAATGGCAACGCCGGTGAACTAGGAAACAGCAGAACAGAGTCTGCTAGATCATCACCAGTGCAAGTTGGAGCGCTGTCTGATTGGTCTCAGACTGCTTGCGGCCAGTTTCATGTTATAGCTAAAAAAACGACAGGAACAATTTGGGCTTGGGGTGCTGGCTCTGGTGGAAGGCTAGGATTGGGAGATCAAACTGGTCGATCTTCTCCAGTTCAAATAGGCGCCCTTTCAACTTGGTCTCAGGTTTCTTGTGGATACACGGCAAGCTACGCTATCAAAACAGATGGTACGCTTTGGGCTTGGGGGACAAACACAACCTTTGGAGCCTTGGGCATTGGTGATACGATAAACAGGTCTTCACCAGTGCAAGTTGGATCACTTACTTCAAATTGGTCTCAAGTTAGCGGAGGTAATAGTCTCGCGTTTGCTATCAGAACAGACGGAACGCTTTGGGCTTGGGGCTATAACGGAACAGGAGCTTTGGGGTTAGGGAATTTCACGGATTATTCTTCGCCTGTGCAGGTCGGAGCCTTGTCTGATTGGTCGCAAGTAAGCGCTGGTAATCGTCATACTTTAGCAATTAAAACGAACGGAACGCTATGGGCTTGGGGAACTGGGAGTAGAGGAGAACTAGGAGAAGGAAACACTTTTTCAAGATCATCTCCAGTTCAGATCGGTTCGCTTTCTACTTGGTCTCAAATTGCCGCTGGCGACACTACATCGTTGGCTTTAAAAACGGATGGAACGTTATGGGCATGGGGAAATAACGAAAACGGTCAGCTCGGTTTAGGCGACGCGACCAATCGATCTTCGCCGGTTCAAATAGGAAGTCTTACCAATTGGACAAACACGACCACTAACAGGCCAGCATCATCGACTTCATTAGCACTCAAATCGTGACGGCACACCCGCTAGACATTGCGCTTTCTGCCTGCATTAACGGTCATCCTGAGATCTCAGAAGACTTATTGCGCTCGTATCCTGAGCAGGATGACGCGCGCGTGATTTTCAACTTGGGTTGGCATCAAATGCGGCACGGCAATTTGCGCAAGGGTTTGCAGATGATGGATGCTGGGCGATTCATCAATGTTTTTGGACTGCCACGCATTCCTGGCGACATCTGGAAGGATCAAGATCTGACGAACAAGACTTTGCTGTTCCGCTGCGAGAACGGTCTTGGCGATCAGATCATGAATTTCCGTTTCGCAAAAGACTTCATCGCTAAAGGTGCAAGGGTCGTTGTTTCGTGCGCTCCTGAGCTGATGCCGCTGTTCTCGCGTCACGGCTTTGTGTGCATCGACAATGGCGCAACGCCTTACATTCAGTACGACTACTGGGTTCCGGCGATGTCCGCTGCGCATATCCTCGGATACGACACAGCAAATTTTCCCGGTAAGTCGTATCTGACTGCCGAACCGAAGCAGCTCTATGCAAAGCCTGGCACGCTCAAGGTTGGCATCCGCTGGGCGGGCAACCCTAAGTTTGAGCACGAACAACACCGCAAGTTCGAACCTCAGCCGCTCATTGACCTGTACGAGATTGACGGCGTGACTCTCTATTCGCTGCAACGTGACGAGAACCTGATCGATGGTCTGCCGTTTGCTGATCTGCGAGATCAGATGAAGACCTTCGATGATACAGCGAGCATTATCGCTGGTTTGGATCTCGTAATAACTTCCTGCACGTCAATCGCTCACTTGTCTGCTGCGCTAGGCAAGCCAACTTGGGTCATCGTTCCAGCGATGCCGTATTACGCCTGGGCCGAGCGCAAGCCGACTTCTGTCTGGTACGAGTCAGTCCGAGTCTTCCGACAGCAAAAATACGGCGACTGGTCAGAGCCGATGGCTGAAATCCGCACCGCACTAAAGGAGAAATTATGAACTACTGTTTCGTAGAAAACGGCACAATCGTTGACGGTCCTCGTGGTCTTCCTAGGTCATGGCGCAACATTTCGGGTCTAAACTGGCTTAGTCAGGAAAAGCTCATAGCGCTTGGCTGGTTGCCGGTACGCCTTGAGGAGGGCGAAAAGAACGAGCGTTTCGACGGCAGCACTTTTCAAGTTACCGCAACAGAAGTCATTGAGACGAAACAATGGCGACCACTTACGCAGGCGGAACGAGACGAGACTGCCGCTGCGTTGGCGAGCGAGGTGCGCTCACGTCGCAATCAGATGCTGGCTGAGTCGGACTGGACGCAGCTAGACGACACACCGCTCGACAATGTGGCAAAAGCGCAATGGGCGACGTACCGCCAAGCGCTACGAGACGTAAGCGATCAGCCGTCTTTCCCGTCAACGGTAGAATGGCCGACCCAGCCTTGATCTAGTTTAACGCCAGCCGCTTTTATGTGGGCTGGATAACTGATCTCCTTTTTAACGCCGGATCGGGTGGTCTGTTCGGCATGGTCGGCTCGCTGGCGACAACCTGGATGCGCCTGCGGGAGAAGAAGCTGGATAACCAGTTCCAGCTCGATCTGCTAGACAAGCAGGCCGCGTCAGCCGAGGCGGTTGCGGCTTGGTCTGCATTTTCGGCATCTCAGTCCGCATCTGCGTCGGACATGACTGAGAAGGTCGCGCCGTGGGCGGCTAACGTTCGCGCGGTTACTCGACCAGCGCTGACTGCGTTCTTGGTCGTCGGCGCGTTCATCGCGATTCTGATCATTGACGACGAAGCCGTGAAGGGGAACGCGCTACAGTCTTTCCAGATGCTCGCCGGAACATCCGTCGCATGGTGGTTCGGCTCACGCATGACGACGCAGATTAATCAATCGAAACGATGAACGACCACGCTGGAGCTAAACTGCTGTTCGCCAACGTCGGCGCATGGCTCGGAACCATTATCAGCCTGCAAAACGTGCAGGTGGTCATCGCGATTCTGTCGGGTCTAGCGTCACTCGGAGTCTCGATTCTGTCGATGATGTGGCTTCAAAAAAAGCTAAAGTCCTTGGAACACGGCGATAAGGAAGAACCGTGATTTAACGCTTGCGGCAATTGTGATGACTGAAAGTCCACTTCTGAACTTTGCGCGCGGTTTCGTCGGACAGATCGACGAAGCGGCTGGCGTGATTCACGACGTTGCGGTCATCACCGAGGGGCGCGCGCTGGGTCATGGCGTCAACATCGACGCGACCACGCTTGAGCAGGTGAAGGCTCAGGCCGAGACGTACAGCGGCGGTCTCAAGGTGAAGATGGACCACGGCGGCGGCGCGGCTGATATCGTCGGCTACCTGAACGACTTCCGCATCGCCGGCAATAAGTTGATCGCGAACTTTCACGTTCTGCAAAACACGCCGCATCGCGCGTACATTTTCGAGATCGCGGACAAAATTCCCGACACGTTCGGCATGTCGATTGCCTTCTCTGGTCCGACCGAGATGGCGTCGGACAAGAAGACGGTCCTGCAACGCTGCTCTGAGATCTATTCTTGCGACCTGGTCAGCGAGCCTGCCGCGAACGCCGATGGACTTTTCAGCATGAAGAAACTTCAAGAAGTCGAGGAGCCAAAGGGTTCCATCGAGATCGAATTCCCCATGAACGAAGAATCCAAGGCGGCCATTGCTGCCATGATTGAATCAGCCATGATGGGCCTGGGCGAGCGCCTCTCCAAGTTGGAGTCGATGCTGCCGAAGCCTGAAGACAAGGAAGTCGCTATGGCTTCCCGTAACGACGAGATCAAGCTCGCTGCTGAGGCGGCTGGTCTCGCTGCTGTCAAGGAGTTCGCCAAGTCCTTTGGCGCTCCGGTAACCAAGGCCATCGCCTCCGAGGCTCCCGCTGCTCCTGCTCCTGCCGCTGCGCAGAAGTTCGAAGAGCTGGTTGCTGCCAAGGCGACGGAACTGAAGAGCAAGAGCGCGGCCATCGCGTTCTGCGTGCAGAATCATAAGAACGAGTACGCTGCCTACCGCACCCGCGTGCAGGGTGGCGAAATCGTGAAACTCTAATCAACCCACCATGAGCACCCAATACTTCGGCACGGGATCTTTCCTTGCCAATGCTACGATCACCGCCTTCCGCGCGGTGGTTATCTCCACCAACGGTGGTGTCGGTCTCGCTGCTTCTACCGGCAGCGTTGACGGCATCGCGCAGATCGACGCGGCTTCCGGCGACTACGTTACCGTGAAGTTCCTGAACAACGCCGGCACCCAAAAGGGCACGCTGGTCACTGGTCCCGTAACGGTTGGCGACACGCTATATCTTGCCGCGTCAGGCCAAATCAGTCCCACCGGGAGCGTAACCGTCGGCAAGTCGCTCACGACCGCCGGCACCGATGGCTCGATCATCGAGTTCATCGCCAAGAATATCTAATAGCACCTACCATGTATACGAACGCTGCTGCAATTTTCCGTGGCGATCTCGCCGGTGTTGTTGAACAGGCCAAGGACTTTGAGTCCAACCTGATCGGCACCCGCGTGATGCCCATTCTTAATGTTCCCGTCCGCGCCGGCCAGTATCCTTCCTTCAAGTTGAAGGAGGGCCAGCTGCTCAAGAGCGACGTGAAGAACCGTTCGCCGTATGCGACCTACGCTCGCGGCACGCGCGCCTTCACGCAGGAGACGTACACCGCGCTGGAGTACGGCTACGAAGAGGCCGTAGACGATACGGTGGCCTTGGACGTGTCGCGCTTCTTCGACGCCGAAGTCATCGCGACCAAGCTGTGCCTCCGCAAGCTCCTGCTCGCGCATGAACTTCGCGTTTCGAGCACGATCTTCAATGCGTCGACGTTCACCTCGACGAACTCGGGCACCGCGTACACGACCGCGAATCTCGCGACGTTCGACGTGGGTCTCGATGTCGAGGCCGCGATTGACCGCCTGCTGGCCCTGGGCGAAAGCCGCGACAACCTCCGCGTTGTCATGAGCAACCCGGTCTACACGCGCATCAAGGCGTCGACCAAGTTCCAGAACCGCCTCCGCGGTACGGGCCTCTCGACGGACACCATCCTCAACGCTTCGCAGCAGGCTGCTGCCGAGGTCTTCGGCGTTTCCGAGGTTCTGATTGGTCGTGCGAGCTACGATGCCGCAAAGGAAGGTCTGGCGTTTTCGTCCGCGCAGGCGTGGTCGAATGACTACATCTGGGTGGGTTCCGTGACCGATGCCTCCTCCGGCTACTTCGGCGGTGGCGCTGCGTTCACGCTCAACTGGCAGGAGTACGGCAGCCCGACCGGCGTGTTCTCGTACCGTGACGAGGCCATCAAGAGCAACATTGTGCGCGCGTCGCACTACGTCGCCGAGAAGGTCGTCAACACCAACGCTGCGCAATTGATCGGTACGCAGTACAGCTAAGATTTGTTAGGGTTGTTGTGTTCACACCCCACTTGGCTTCGGCTGGGTGGGGTTTTCTTTGCCCCACCAATGATCGCATCATTGGCTCGACACCGTTCAGCATAGGCTGGGCGGTGTTTCTTTTTTGACGTTCTCAACCATGCCATGCGCATTTCGCTTTGTGTCATCTGCGGGAACGAACAGCACCACATCGGCCGGATGCTGGACTCATTCGCTCCGGCATTCGACGAACTGTCTCTAGTCCGAGCTATCGGCTCGCGGAAACCGGACGCTACGCTGTCCATTGCTCGCGATTGGTGCGAGGCTAACGGGAAACGATTCATCTTCTCCGAGCACCAGAACCAGTACGGTGCCGAGAAGTGGGAGCACGTCGACAGTTTCGGCGAGGCGCGCAATGATTCATTCCGGCAGGGCACGGGAGACTGGCTGATCTGGGCCGATTGCGACGACATCATGGACGGTGCCGACCGTCTCCGCGAAACGCTGGCCGGTGTCGCAGACCAGGTGGCAATGGTGCGTTTCCTCTACGATGTCCGCGGTACGAATAAGAAGCTCTACCGTGAACGAGCCATGCGCCGCGCGAGTTTTCATGCCGGCCGTAAGTGGCACCACGATGTCCACGAGAACCTGCTGCTGCTCGCCGGCGACAAGCACATGGACTTAAACGATCCGGTCTGGGTCCACGCACCGCTTGAGGTCAAGCGAGAGAACCGCACGCGCAATCTGCGAATCCTGCGCAACTCGGTTCGCGACACGGCCGCGCAGTATTTCTATCTGCACCAAGAGCACTACTGCTCGGGCAACTACAAGGCCGCAGAGGAGTTCGCGAAGATTGCGATCTCGATGCCGAACTTGATGGACTCGTTTAAGTACGAGGCGCTGCTGAACTTGGCACGGTGCTGCGGCAATCACCGCGACGCCATCCGCTACTGCCTAGAGGCGCACGGCGTGTTTCCTTGGTGCCGAGAAGCGCTGACGTCGCTTGTGCTGCTCTACTTTGAAAAGCAGGACAAGGAGCGTGCGTTCTACTGGGCCGAGCAGGCACTGCTCCGGCCGGAACCGCCAGGCGAGATCCGGCCGTGGACGCACGAGGCCAAGCATTACGGCTGGTATGGCATTGATCTGGCCGCGCGTGCAGCGCGATACGCCGGCAAGATGGAGCGTGCGGCTGAGTTGCAGTCCATGTTTCACAATCAGTCGCGGCCGACGATCTCACTGATCCATGCGACCCGCGGTCGATCCAGCAAGGCAGTCGCGTGCCGTGAGGCGTTCCTGCAGAGCGCATTCAATCCGGCCAACGTGGAGCACATCTTCTGCGTCGACCTCGACGACAACGTATCAATGGAGATGTCCCAGCAGTTCGAACACGTCGTTTCCGATCAGCGCAGTTGCGTCGCAGCCTGGAACAAGGGAGCGCGCAAAGCGTCTGGCGATCTCATCATCCAGCTATCCGATGATTGGCTGCCTCCGCTGCACTGGGACTTGCGACTGTTGGAGCTAGTAGCCAGCCGCGATCTGGCGAAGGAAGAAATCGTCATCGCGATCAACGACGGCGCGCGCAAGGACTCGCTGCTTTGCATGGCGATTATGTCGCGCGGCCGCTGGGAGAAGCAGGGCGATATGTTCTACGCTGGCTACGAGTCGGTCTTCTCGGATGACGAGTTTTCGCATCGAGCCTGGAAGGATGGCGTGGTCATCGACGCACGCGACAAGATCACCTTTGTCCACGCGCATCCGCAATTCGGTCATGGTCAATCAGATGCGACATACCAGCACAACAACCAGAGCGAGCGATACAAGCGAGGGCGGGCACTATTCAAGGGAAGGAATCCCGACGCTTTCGAGAAGGAGACGCCGTGAGAATACTTCGTGACGTAACTCTGATTGCAACAGACGGCGCCAATCCAGAACGGACCGCTCGCGTGATGCGACACTGCGAGCAGATGTTCGGCTTTGCGGCCTCGGTCCTGATCGACACGCCGCAGAACTATCAAGACGCCATGCGCTGCGAGATCGAAGGATTGGCGCGCCACGTTCACACCTCGCACGCGCTGTTCGTCTCGCATGACGGCTGGATCATCAACCCTCAACTGTGGAATGATGACTGGTTGCAGTACGATATGATCGGCGCACCTTGGCCGGCAGCTTGGGGCACAAAGCACCGCGTCGGGAATACCGGATTCTGCCTGCGTTCAAAGCGCTTCCTTGAGGCCACGGCCGCAGCAATTCCGCTCTGGGCTGGTCAGAATGGCGACGTGTTCACCTGCCAAGTGCTCAACCGCCCGCTGACTGAACTGGGCATGAAGTACGCGCCAGTCGAGATTGCCGCCAAGTTTTCATGGGAGCACTACATCGAGGAGGGCGACTGCGGACCTGCCTGCTCTTTCGGGTTCCACGGCTGGGTCGCCGGGAAGACAGCCGATCAGTACAACCGACTCCTGCCATGAAAACCATCGTCCTAGTATACCACGAGCGGCTGGGCGATATCCTCCGTTGCTTGCCAATAGCGAGGCACTTTGCGTCGGCGGGATACGACGTAGCCATCGAGTGCCTGCCTCAGTATTACGGCGTTTTTGAGGCCGTCAGCTACGCGCGCCCGACATCGCCTGGGCGTGACCTCAAGGCACGGCGCATCGACCTGCAGATCTGGCCGGATAAGTACGTTGCTTTCCGCGCTAGTGGCAAGTCGTGGGAAGACTTCGTGTACGGGCTGCTGCCCGAGTGCGACGGCCTAGACCGTTCAATCGTCTTTGATCGAGTGCCGACGATGTCAGCCGTCGAGGACCATCTGTACGGTCCACAGACCGCCATCGTTTCCCCTTTCGGCTACAGCCAAACGGTCAAGATGTCGCCGGCACTCATCTGCCAGTATGCCTTCCAAACCTTCGGCGCGCCGATGCGCATCTTGGCCGAGGAGCGGCAGGCCGAGGCGTGCATCGCTGCCGGCTGGTCTGAGTCGCTGTTCCTCACGGCACGGTCCATTCCTGACCTGATCCGGATGTTGCGTGACGCTCGCCAGGTGATGACCGTTAACTCAGCACCTGCCATCATTTGCAATGCCGTGCGGTCATCCTATTGGCACATTCCATCGGGCACGCCGCAGGATGATACCATCACGGCCAAGTCCAAGGTTGTGACATTTGGCCCTTTAGTATGACCGTCCGAGACTTTGACCCGACGCGCCTGGAGGCGGACTTTTCGGCCATTCAAGATCAGGCTGGCATCACGTTCAGCATCTTCAACACGGTTATCACCGGCGTTTGGAACAACTCGCGCAACATGTTCCAGTCGTTCGAAGATCAGCGCCGAGACGAGGGGCGCTTCACGGTATTTTTCCTAGCGTCGCAGGTCGTGACTGCTCCGCAGCTGACGACAACCGTCGTGCGCGCTGGAGTGACGTACTTCATCGAGAACATGGAGTTTGATGCGGAGGGAACCGGAGTTCAGATCGAGGTTAAAAAGTCGATATGATTGCCGTTGATTTTCGTTCCCGTGAGTTGGAAGTGAAACTGGCACGGCTGGCAGACGCTGCACGAGTTGATTATGGAAGTGTCATTCGAGAGGAAGCGGGATACGTCACGCAACTTTTGATCCAGTTTACTCCTCCTAAAAGTCTATCAGAAGGAAGGAACGCGATTGCTGGAGACATGAACCGGCTTTCGGTTCCGCTCAAATACGACTACTTCAAATCGAGAGTTACTAAATTTGGTTTTTATAAAAGCATTTCTCGATATGTGAGAACGCGGCAGACCGAAAAGCTGAATCAGCTATTCCAAAACCCAAATCTCAAGCATTGGTACGGAATGCATCTTTTCAATACCGTCGATCAACTAGCGGCAGAACATAAAAAGAAGCGAAACGTTAGAGGAAGAATTCCCAGCAAAACTAACTTTGCTTCTTATTCTGGAGATTTTAAGGCGCTAAGAAACGAGATTCAAAGTCGTGTTGGCTGGACTGCTTCTGGATGGATTCCATCTGCACGGGTGACTGGTGTGCGCTACAAAAAGTTTTCCGATAGATTCAAAGGAAAGTCTGGTTCTGTTCAGTACAACTTCGGGAGGAATCCATTTATAGTTGGTAGGAATTTGAACGTCAAAATTCCTAACTATCAAAGAACGGTTGATGCAGTTTTAAGAAGTAGAATTGCTACAACTGAAATTAAGCTGGAACGAGTTCTGGCCGGAAAAGCAGTCAATCTTGGATTCATGCGTGTAAAGGAAAGGCCGATGAAAGTGAATCCTTTGATTGGCCTTCATGAGTCCGGAACAGGAGTTAAGTTCATTCTAAGCAAGTAGCATGAGTACTAGAACACAGATTCGAAACGCCATTGGTGCGAAGTTAACCGCAGGCGGAGCCGTCGTTCCGACCGCTAACTTGCTGCGAGGGCGAAACAACACGCTTCAATCGGTTTCCTTCCCATCCGCGGCGGTCTACGCTGTTGATGAGCAGATCGAGGTTCGGTCGCTAGCGCCGAGCAACCGCGTTCAGTACCGCCAACTGACCGTAAACGTGGACTACTTCACGGCACAGACTGGTGTGACGTACATCGACGACCTATTTGATACGGGCTCGGCTGCGGTGGAGGCCGCTGTTTTGGAAGACGTTACGCTCAGCGGCGTCTGCGATGACTTACATCTGACAAACGTCCAATATGTGATAGAGGACGACGAGGACAAGCGCTGGGGCGTCGCGCGTCACACCTTCAACTGCATTTATCTAACCACAGACTAATATGGCAAATCATCTAGGCCGCGAAGGCACCGTTCGAATCAGCAGCACCACCATTGGTGAACTGCGCAACTACTCGCTTGCGCACTCATCGGATGTCGTCGAAGACTCCGTTATTGGAGACAACTATCGCACTCGGAAGGCCACGATGAAGACCTGGTCGGTGTCCGGTGATTTGTACTGGGACGAGACTGATGCCGGCCAGCTTTCGCTGACCATCGGCTCGTCGGTTACCGTCAACCTTTTCCC